TTCTATTAAATTACTTATTCTAGTAGTAATTCTGTCTAATTCATCAGCTTGGTCTTGATATAATGTAAACTCAGGTATAGGAACACTGGTTTCATTGGTTCTTATTGCTACTAATGAATCAGGACAAGGAAAAAATTTCTCTAATCCGTAAGGGTCATCATCTTCTGCCAGTATTTCGTTGTAACCTTTTGATACAAAATATCGTTTTTCTTTGTATTTATCCCATATTTCCCATACTTCTGCACGAGAAAATACCTCAGAATACTCTTCATTATAGCCTTCAGTAGGCTCTGGAGACCAATTTAGGGGTATATTGGATGCATTTTTAAAGCCTTTTTCAATTAACTCATCTCTTGTAAGTAAGTGCCTTCTTGCCTTCCAATATACATCTTCTGGTCTTTTTGCAGGACTTTCTCTGTAATCTTCCCAATTTATATACTCAAAGTAGCATCTTTGGTCTGCAATTCTTTCTTCTTCTTGGTCAATCATTATCATATTGCCAAATTCATCTAAAGATTCTACTTGTATGGTTTCTTTTACAAAAATAGGCTCATAAACTACCCAAACTACCCCTCTTCCTGGTAGTAAATAGTCCTCTAATGCAGCTTTTATTGGTTTATCTGCTGAATATACCTCATTTCCGTATTGTAATGCTCTTTCTAGCACTATAGCTACTTGTCTTGTAATAGGGTTATTATCGCTATATCTTCTACGCACATCTGGTTTAGGCATACGAGCAAATAATGCACCTTTCATAGTTTCTGTGTTAGACCATAGGATATTAAACTGCTTATATAAACCTGCACCAAAGCTATCTGCACTTCTTTCATCTCTATAACGTGCTACAACAGCTCTTCCTCTGTCTCTCCAATCTTTTTCAGTTTGGTCGGCACTTTCTAATTCCATTTGCCAGTATTGTGCAGTACCTTGCACTACTTCCATTTCTTTTCTAGTTTCTGCCATAAGTTCCTCTTATTTTTTGAACCATAGTGCCATCTCTATTTATTACATTTTTTAATCTATTTACTAATTCCATGTGTTCTTCTATTGTAAGTTTTTTATTGTCAGGGTATCTAGTAGTGTATGGCATAGTATCAAAATAGTTTCTATCTTGTGCCATATTATATAATTTATCTTCGTCTATTATTACATCCCCTCTTTCATTTCTAAGAGGTTTTCCAAACTCATCTAATTTAGCTACATACTCTCCAGAAATATTATCATATCCTGGAACTGTGTATAATCTATCTGGTTGTTCTGGATTTACTGCTCCTGTAGTATAAACAGTAGTAGGTGTGCCTTTTTCATCAAACATAAGGTTATTATTAATAGAATCTTGATGATACTGCAATAAATTATTTTCTCTTTTTAACATATCTGCCATCATTAATCTTTCTTCTTCGGTCATTAAGTTCCCAAAGTCTGTTTAAGCATTTGTAATCTCATAATTTCTTCATCTATTTGTTCTGGTGTCATAGGACTACCCATAGGGCTCATTCTTTCTACAGGTGGTGAATAAGGTTGTTCATTTCTTAATGTAGGGTTCATATCATCAGGCATAGGAACTCCTCTTGTTCTATCTGCTTCCATAGAAGGGTCATTCATCATACCTTGTTCAGCATTTGCCATCATCATACCAGTAGGACTTCTCATACGAGCTGCATCTCTACCTGCTAACATAGCTGCCATCATTCTTTGTTTTTCATCATCTGTCATCATTGGGTTTCCATACATGATTATATCCTTTTTTTTATCTCATTCTTCTTAAATTTTCATAATAATTCATTAGTGCTTCATCATCTCTTATAATTTCTGTAGGTAAATTACCTTCAACATTTCTTATACCTAATCTATTTTGATTTACATTGCCAGGAATATACTCTAATCTCTGAGAATTCATAGGAGAAGATACACTAGGATATTCTCTATCTATATTATATTCTACATCTAAGGCTTCTCTAGCAGAAACTCCTTCTGGTGGATTTCTTAAAGCATCAGCTAACTCTAATAATTTTTTATATTCTCCATCTTTAATTAAAGAACTAATATCTTCCATAAGTATACTAGGAAATGATTTTTTTTGCCTTTCTTTATTTCTAACTGAAGCAATATACCTATCTATATTATCTATATTATCGCCTTCTATTGCATTTCTTCCTGATTGCCTTCTAGCTTCATTCATTTCGTTTATCATTTCGTCAGTTAAATAACCTGGTCTATCTAAATCTACAGGGTCTCCTAAAAAATAAGGTTGAATTTGTTTTTTTGTGTTTCTTATTTTATTTTTAACATAATCTAAATTACCTAAATTACTATCTTTTCTAAGCATACTTGCTATAATTTTTTTTCTTTGTTCGTTAAGTAATATTTCTTCTTCAGTCATTATATTCTTTTTTCTGGTTTTCTAAGTTGTTCTCTATCGTGTATATCCATCATTTCATCTAATGTTGGAGTACGCAGTAATTCTTTCATAATATCTGGTTCTTTTTCTTTTGGTTTTATATTTTTATAAGACATAGCTAAGTACCTAAAACTATCACTACCATGTGATGCCCAATTATGTAAAGGGTTTCTTTTGAATACTCTTTTAACATCATCCCATTCTCTTTGATAATTCCTCAAAGCATTAATACCATTTTCACATCTCTTAACATCAAAATAACAATTTTGCAACAATAATCTTACAGCATTGATTCCATCATCAACTTTATGGTTTGGTACGATACGAGGTCGTCTACCCATATTGATTAAAGTTTCTGCTCTAGTTCTACCTGTACCTAGTTCTCGTACTTTAGCATCATGAGGTAGGTAATCATCACCCCAGTATTCTATTTGCATCTCATCCATTACTTTTACATAATGGTCTAATCCCACTCCTGCACTTTCATAATAATCAAATATTCTTATCTCGCCCATAGTAACTTGGAAAAACCATAAAGCACAACTATCAGATATTCCTAAATCCCATGCTACATGAACAGGTAAGCTAGGGTCTCTTTCTACTTTTGTAATTCTTCCTTCTTGTTCTGCTTCTATAATTAAATTACCATAGTATGAGCCTTTAATAGCAGCTGCCCATGAACACTCAAATTCTTGCATAAACTCATCTTCACCCATTTGTTTTTTTGCAGCTTCTAATTCTACAGGGTCTACTACACCTGTTTCACTTGCACGATAGATAGCTCTATGCCAATCAGGTTCATGTTTAGCATCTTCATATAATTGCCAGAATTGATTTCTACCTTTTGGTGTACCAATAAATATTGCCCACCCTTTTCTATCGGTTAATGCAGGTCGTATCACTTCACTCCACATTCTAGGAGACATATCTGCATACTCATCCATAACGCATCCATCTAAGAATATTCCTCTCAAGGCATCAGGGTCATCTCCTGCACCATACAATCGTATACGACTACCATTTATTAAATCTACTCTTAATTCAGATTGGTTTACTTTTGTGCCAGGAATATTTTTTGTATAATATAATAAATAATCCCAAGCCACAGCTTTTGCCTGTCGGTAGTATGGAGCAATGTATGCGTATCTACCATCTTTTCTTTCTGTTTTTATTTCTAATGCTTTGCGTAATATTTCTGTTATAGCATACACAGATTTACCCCAACGTCTGTGTGATACACAAATCTTAAATCGTTTATTATTTTTATGTAAGTCTGCTTGTTGTGGTCTGGGTGTGTAAGGAATGGTTATGTGCATAGGGAACAGGCTACCATTTCTTACACGACCAGTATCGAGCTGTTAGTTTAGAAGGTGGAGATGTGTCGCACTTATGTCTAGCTCGAAAACTTTTCCTTCTATCAGGACTACTTTTTTTTATTCTCATATTAGGGTCGCCAAATCGTATGAGTTTTGTTTGTCCATTAGCTCTTGCTAATACAGCAAATTTTTTATTTTTATTTGGAGTTCTTTTTGGTTTATTATAACCAGAAAATCTTTCACCCCTATAGTCTATACTCATGTATTTTTAGCTTTACTCTTTGCTGTTTTGGATAGGTCTTTAAAGTGAAATAATTTAACACTGGTTTTACCATGTGTCTTACCAGTATGTAAATCTCCGTTAGGCATTTTATGCGTATTGCCTTTAAACAAAGAACCATCTCTTTTATAATGTTTTACACCCTTCATTATGCCATCCTCTTTTTTGTTTTTTTCTTAGTCATAACTATTTTAGTTTTTTTCTTCATAGGTTTTTTCTTAGTCATTTTTTTACTGCTACCATATCCGTAATTCATTATGTACTCCTTTTTTTCTTTTTAATTTTATTTGCAATCTTCTTAAAGATACCTTTAGCTGGTGCACCCTTTTGTCCTACTTTACGCATCTTCTCACCAGACCCTGCTGCTATACGTTTTCTTTTTGCGTTAATATTAGAATATAATCCTCGTCTAGCCATGTGTTAGTTTCTCCTTTACTACTTCAGCTTCAATTGGTTTCTTATCATCTAAATTAAAACTTACTGTTATATTATTAGGTAACCCTTCATGCTCGACAGTTTCTCTAAAACCAGCTTTCGTCTTTGCTAAAAATATTGCCGAGATAGTATCACCCTTCATAGCTTTCTTATACAACTGACTACCAATAGACATCACCAATTTCTCTTTACCAGCATCTAACTCATGCCTAAAATATTTCCTAAGGGTAGTAACATCACAATTCATTAGCTTCGCTATCTGTGCCTGATTTAATCCAAACCCAACAGCCAACTCTACTTGATGCCTGTTCTCTTCATTTAATTCAAACTTAGGTCTACCACCTTTAATTGCTACAGTCATACAACAACATATAAATAACTAATCACCATATGTCAAAACCTTTTTTGTTTTTTATAGTTTTACTAGCAGTAAACACTTATTTTATACCCCAAAATTATTTAGCCAATAGGTTGTAAGGTGTTGTTTAGTATGTGGGTACTATATGCCTTTAGATTAGCACCAGTACCACCCCACATCCGTTTATTGTAAAAAAAATCTAAAAATAAAAATGTCAATGAACCTTCTATAGTCTTACAGTTTATATATATAAATATTATTTATTAGCTTAATATATATATGTTCTTATTCTGTTCTGT